GTCCCGCGAAATTGTTATAACCACCCGCGAGACCACCCTTGTGTCCAACCACGACGTCACCTTTTTTAAGATCGAAACATCCATCCTCGAGCTTCATACCGGGTTCGGTGCACCCACCAGTGTGATCGGCCGCGGACACACCGCCTCCACCGGACCACAGGTACGAGTCCATGTATGACCAGCACGATTTATCACCCGAACGCCACCCCCAGTTGCTCAATTTATTACGTTTGGCGTGTTCCCAACACACTTCTGGTGTTTGCGCTTTTCCGGGTGCGACGGTGTGCCACGTGCCACCGTACGGAACGTGATGCGAACCGTACCCACGCGGGTGACCCTTCGTCGTATCGATATCCGCGTACGTAATTTCCTTCTCTACTGGTACCGGCTCGGCTTTCGGTTTGGATTGTTCGATACTTTCACGAAGAGCGCGCATCGCTTCGAGTGTGCTTTCATCGTTTTTCTTCATATCACCGATTTGTTTGCGCAATGTTTCGATTTCGGAAGTCTTCTGCGTCGTCGTCTTCGACTTCTTTCGCCTGACATATAAAATTACGCCGGCGCAAGTCATTAAGATACATATCATAAGAATGATGATGATCATATCGTTGTTATGATATATCAAGAAATAAATAATACATTTCGATCCGTGTTAATGAGTAATTTTAATACCAAACCGACGTGTCATGAATGCTCGCACCTCTGGAAACGTTGGTTGACTCCACAGATACCAGCGAGACCAAAAACCCGCGGTCGCGACGCCACCTAAGAGCCATTGTTCTTTGTCACTCGCGTCGACCGTGAGCATGCGTTTGTGAATTTTCTTCGGATCTCGTTCCTTTATTATAGATTTGGGTACGTTCCCACCGTGGCGAAGTACGTACGACCGCATTCGCGAAGGATTCTTGTGTTTGGTGTAGTCCGAGTATCCACTGGCACCAAAGTCAACAGTCCTACCGTCGGGTAAAATAACCCTAAACTTCTTAGTTCGAATAGGACTACGTGTAATTTTAACACGCATACTTATAATACGCGGGTAAATTATTTTTGGCACGCCGCGCAGTATCCTTCCTTCTTTTCCCCCGGCAAAAGAAACAGACGCTCATCGTGGCGATGAATCAAGAACAAGTGATCGTACATGTGCAACAGCGCGATCGCGAACATGATGGTCGTCGTGATCGGCTTGTTCAAGTTCTTATATTGAAACGCGACGTACGCGACCAAAGCCATGATCGTCCACTGAATCATGGTGAAACGCGGCATCGTGAAACGACGCTTCATGTCGGGCTTGTCTTCTGTGGGCTGGGGTGCGAACATTTCGGACTGCTTGTATCCGGGCATTTTTATTATGTACAAAGAAATTAATGTGGAGACTCGTCGTCATTCTGATATTATACGACTTTTTCAAGGCACCCATCGATCTTCTTTATTTTCAAAATCCATGGAGACCCTTGGTCGGTATACGAAACACATTGACGGATATATTCATGCACAGGCGGAGATACGATCACAACGACTATCAAGGTTTATGGAAAGTTAAAACAAATTTCTGGGCGATTCGTCGCGAGTTTTATGATACCTTTTCTAAAACAGATAAGTATTACTTCCACGATCTTGATAAATGGTTCGATAAGAACAATAAGTATTATTACTACAAGGTGAAGGACTTCCCTAAATTATATACACTCTTACGATCGATTCCATGTGTCGACGAAGACACGGCAATGTTTTCTGTGATTGAAGGTCCACTCACCATTCCTCCACATAAAGCCGAAAGTAATACACAACTACGATATCATCTCACGTTGGAGAGTGGTAAAGATTGTATATTAGAGACGGAGTATGATCAACACGTACATCTGACGGGTGAAGAATTCTTATTTGATCACTCGAGATATCACGCGGTTCAAAAGCTTGGTCATAAGCGACGAATCACATTGATATTAGATATTCGACGCTACTAATCCTGAAAATATTTGCGTGAGATCTGTGAAATAATCGAACGACGCATCCACGAAGTCTCCTTCATAATTTCGTTGAAGAATCACATTCGTATCAACGAGAATGTATAACGCAAACAAAACGACGAACGCTTTCGAGAGTGATCCTTTCTTTTCTTTAGAAAGTGAAAGACGTGTGATCATTAAACCCGCGAGACCCATGAATAGAATGAGTGCGAGTGGTAGTATGTTTATATTAAACTGAACGGAGGCGACTCCGAGCATGAACATGGATACGAAAACACCGACGATACTCGCCATGGTCTCTCTGAGCACATCCTTGTCGATGTTTCGCGTGGCACCGAGGATCGCACCGAGCAGAGACGAAATGACACTGAATAAGACGAAACGCACATTCATGGACAATGTCGCGAAGATCATGGTCAGAACACACGCAGCGAAGGCGAGTGTGTACGCGAGTATATTACGCGCGACGTGAGGACTATCCTGTATGGATGTGGCGTACGCGATACTTCCCTGGAGAACGAGATTCGCAAAAACTTTAGCCATGAACGGTGCCTTTTGCTTCAAAAGCTCTTTCATTTATATTATGGTGAGATTAAATGTTTGCGACACACCGCCTTGTACATGTCCGTGCCACCCACGAGTTCGAGTGCATCACTCTTGACGATTCTTTTCGTGAATGGTCCGGGTGTTCCATTTTTACAATCCATGCACAGCGCTGAAAGCTTGACGACATCACTCGCCACTGGAATACAGTCTAGGATTTCACCAAACTTGTTCTGTTGATAATCTCCATCGAGACCGGCGATGATCACGGATTTGTCAAGGAATAAACACATATCTACAAATTCCTTGAGGTTTGCGAAGAACTGAGCTTCGTCGACCGCCACGATCTCCGCTTTACAGAACTCATCTGTGATGATACACTCGGATATATGATTTACTTTGAGACATGGAAATCGAACACCGTCGTGGGTCTTCAATACTTCATCAGGCGATCGAGTATCTTTCGCTGAATTTATGACGACGATCTTCTTACCTATGATCTTGTAACGCTTAAGTCGTCTGATCAGTTCGGAAGTTTTACCGGAAAACATATTTCCCATAATAATCGTGAGACCCATCTCAGCTTTCTATAAAATAATCTTTCTTTTTTATAATGGTTGATATACAGCGAGCGTATTTCAACGGGCATCACGGTTGGATGTCGGCAAAATCAGGGAGAGTTCGCTTTGGTAACACAATTTACTCGAATATTTTCGAAGCAATCAAACATCTGAGTCAAAAATAATTCTACATAATAATTAAGATGCCTCTCACGGATCAAGAAATAACCAAAAAAGTGAAAGAGTTGCGCAAAACAAAGGGTCCTATTTATGCCCCTCTCAAGTACTTCAGGGGTCTCAAAACCCTCCGGGACATTGAAACTCGGTACACGAAAATGCTTAAAAGGGATTACAAGGATTTCAAGACGAATAAAGACATAAAGACTCGCACGTCTTCATACACTCAGAGATTCAGAAAGAAGTATCCGGGTGTCAAGTCCCTCCCAGATATAGCGAAAGCTACGAAGATTCCACTCAAAACCATAGAGACCGTATACAACCGAGGTCTCGCTGCGTGGAGAACCGGGCATCGTCCGGGAGCTTCTCCACAAGCGTGGGGGTACGCGAGGGTTCACAGTTATGTCATGAAGGGGAAGACATATCGCACCGCGAATGCTAATCTTCGTGCACCTCATCCCTGATGTCCGACAACATCATATCTCTCACGACGTCGTATAAAACGGTGAGCAAAGCAAATTTGTAGGCGAGGAAACCCAACAGAGTTGCACCGTAATCAAAATCAAAACCAAACGGCGCGTGATTCCACATCGTTTCAAAAACAGCCGTACCAATCGGTACGAGTAACTGTTTTTGAATGGGTGATTTTTCAATATTATCCACATGTTTCGAAAGAAGGTTTATGTATCCCAGAGAAGACACGACTCCGAGTGCGGCTGATACACCTTCTTCCGCGCCGTGTGTGATAAAATACGCCGATGTGAGCGCCGTACCATACCCCAATGTGGTCTTATTAATTTTACGCTTGAGTTTATCGTAATCAGACTTCGGTGGGACGATAGCGTTATGAATTTGCCACGCGAGCTTCATTATTATGCACGTGATTACTATCCTTAAATCGATTTTGAATAAATTCAATATACTTTTGTTCCTTCTCAATCAAGAGACAATCTCTATTCGTATTAATGCACGCCTGTCCGATCGACCCACTTCCAGCGAAACAATCGAGCACGAGATCACCTTCATCCGTCGTGTGGCGAATAATATTTTCAAGTAGATCCGTCGGTTTCGGTGTGATGTGTACATCACTTCGCTTCGCCATATCGTAATTCCATACACAGTGATCGGTTTTTTGATTATTGAATTTGGGTACGATGTCTTCGTATGTGAGTCCTAAAAACTTTTCAATGGGTTTGATCGTGTCACGCGTCGGCATATTCTTTCCAGTTTCTATATTCGAGTACCATCCCGTCAGACCTCCAGTCCTCGAGAGAATTTCACGCGATATATCTAATTGTTTAACCCCGAGGTCTCGACGACGTTCTTTGATGATGCTTGAATTATCAAAAGTATAAAAGAGTATATATTCACACATCTTATTCCAATTGTGCATATCATTCTTGACGACGTATCCATCCAAGTATCCCTTCTTCGGGGATCCATCG